CTAAGGCGTTTTGGTTTTTTCGTGCTGGGTGCCGAAGTAGAAGGATACTACCATAGACACCACGATCATCACATTGTCAGGGCTGATTCTCCCCTGCAGAGCCAGCACGGAAAACACCAGCACCACCGCAAAGGTGACGATGGTCTTGACCTTCAAAAGCTCTGCAGCGTTTTTCAAAATTTCCTGCATCAGGATACCTCTCTTTCCAAATCCGTCAGTCGGTGATTGATCACCTTGATCTGCTCCTCCACCACCGGCATTCTTTGGGCAAAGCCGTTGTGCAGGCGCACTTCCCGGGTCAGCTCCTGAATTTTTGTATCGGTGACTGCCTGAGAAATCTTCATTGCCGTTTCGTTTTTTCGGGCGGTTGCCAGACAGGTCGCCACCACGCCGGTAAGAGAAAGACCGCCGGTGATCAGGGCAACCAGAATTGCTTCGCTCATAGCCACCCCCTATTGCATCAGATCCGATTTCCGGGCAGAGATCACAGCATTGACCGCATCGGTGATCTCCTTCTGAAGATCCGACCAGGTGTATTTGGGCGGCAAGTCCAGAAATTCTGCCGCCGCCTTGGCATAGGCAATGCCCAGCTTTTGCAGCTCGGCGTCCTCGTTCCAATCGGCAATGTCCTTTTGGTTATCCACGAAGGCGCCTTCATTGGCGATGGCCGGCATTGCGGTATTTTTCAGCACCGCAAGATCCGGGCGCAGCTTCACGCCCCGGCTGTTCTGCCCGGCGGCAAGCACGTAGCTCTCAAAGAGCTTGCCCAAAGCCACCCGATTTTGGTTATAGACCAAAGCCTCGTAGCCGTCACCGCCGCCGGCATTGAAATGATTGGACACAAACAGGTCCGCACCCCAAGTATTGGCATCATTGCACACCGCCGACAGGCTGTCATTGGAATATACCTTGGTTTCGCAATCGTAGTTGTCCAGCAGGTACTCACTCATATACTGGGAGACTTTTACATTAAGCTGACGCTCGGTCTCATAGCCCACAGCCCCGGGGTCTTTATCGGAATGACCGGGATTGATATAGATTTTCTTTATCATAGCGGCCCTCCTGTCAGCTTTTTTTGGTGTAGCACGCAAGCAGTCTTGCCGTGGCATTTTCACCAACATTTTCACAACCGAAATTGCAGGTACAGACCCCTTCAAACACCTCAGTAAACCACACATACTCCTTATTTTGGAAATATGTGACACCGCCATCCGTAACGCTGAACGAAGCATCCACAACGGTTTCCACATCATCTGCAACGGCAACAACATTCTCTGAGCCGGCAGCAGCACCCAAGCTTACCAGCTTGGTATAAACCGGCTTGCCTTCATAACGCCGGGTGGTGCGATACTCCACACCCTCCAGCATTGGGGGATTCACATATTCCCACACGCCGTCATTATTGCGGAAGTACCGTCTGGCTTCGATCAATTGGCCGTCAACATTCCGAAATGCGATCTGTGCGCCAAGAATGTTCTGATATTTGCAATTGAGTCCCCACCATATTTCCCCATCGGGAGAATTGCTGTTGCCGTAAATGAATCCGTTGTAATAGGCTGTATTCCAGTTATACAATGCGGACACTTTGTCACCCAGACCGTATCCGTCCGGAGCCGCGCCGATTTGCTGACAGGTAACCTGATGTGGGTTCTCCGTATTGTCCCGATGACTCAAAAACTCCGTGCCGTTATCATTGGCCAGCTGCATCGCGCTCTGCGCCTCGGTCATTGCCGCGGCGCATTCTTCGGCTGTTGCAGCACCCAATGCAGCCGGAGTGAGGTTGTCCATACGGTTTATAATCCCTTGCCAGACCGGCAGTGTGGGATCCATCGCGGGATCACCCTCCGGGTCTGCGCCGGTGTGGATCACCGCCACCTGCGCCCACAGGGTAGGAATGGCCACTGTGCCATTGCCGTTCACACCGTAAATGCCGATATGCAGCCACAGCTTGGGCTTTTCCAGCACCTCCCAGGGCACTGTCATAGCATCTGTCTCCATTGGCACCGCAACGGTTTTTTCCCCGGCTCGGAACACTGCGGTTTTCTGCAATCCCTCCCACCGGCTGTCAAAGGTAAATTCAGCCGTCAGCCCCACCGTGCCGGAGGTGATGACAGCCGGCCATTCTTCTACGGCAATTTGATTGCCGGATATGCAAATTTTGATTTTTTCCATAGTTTCCTCCCTCCTTATTTCCATCTGCCCAGCACCTGAAGCAAATAATGCCCCGCAGCAGAAGCACTGCCGCCACGCAGGCGCACACAGGACACCTGCAGCGTATCGCCGACTGACAACACCACCGGCATCAGATAGCTTTCCGATACGATGTGGGCATTGACGGAGGTAACCTCCGTCAGGTCAACGGGATAGCTGTAGGAATGAACAATTTCACTGTGATACACAGGACCGTCACCTGCAAAGGTAAAGGTCTTTTCTCCCGTCCGTCCCCAGCATTTGGCAATGCCGCTGTTCCATTTTTCCCAGGCCCATATATCGTTTTTACCCCGAGCCACCACAAAATCCGCCATAATTTCGTTGTTGATCTTGAAGTCGCCGTTTACATTGAAATCGTTCTCGTCCCAATCAAAAACAGGGGTAGCTCTGACGGTGTACTCTGCCGATTCCACCGTGCACAGCTTATCCGCAGCCCGAGCCTGAAACACATAAGCGGCCTTGTAGTCAAGCCCCGTCAGCTGTCCTTCCGCCCTAAAGCTCCTCAATGCCGCATCCGGGGCAAGGGGAATCCAATCTCCGTATTCTCCACCGGCTGTCTTGTAACGGTAAGCCACATCCAGACTGTTTTCCTCCACACCGAAGGTGCTGTTAAAGTAGTTGCCGGATACCTTTACTGTCATATCCCCGTCGCCGTCGGGCTTGTTATCGCCCAGGTCGCAGGAAAGCTTGATATAAGGTATCAGCATCTTGGTGACATTCACTGTGGTGATAAATCCGCGGCTGTCCGTCACTTCCAGACGGAATTCCCCGGATTCCACACCGGAAATCACCGTATCTGTCTGCGTATAAACCCCACCGTTGTGCAGCAGCCTGTAGCTTTCCACCGTGGCGCTGTTTTTGCCCTGGCAGGATGCCGCGACCCGGACATTGCTGCAATAGCGCACCAATTGAGACCCATCCCCTGTCAGCCCAAGGGTCTGGGGATTCACATCGGTGATTTCTGCCGATACCGTCGGTGCATTGACCGCTGGGTCCACCTTCACGGTGATCTCATAATCTCCGGCGCCGATCTTCACACCCTCGCTGAAGGCCTCGCAGGAAATCACACAGATCCCCTCTCTTTCGTTGGGTATCTGACTGTAAAAGCTCCGGGGAATGGTCCAAAGGATCTCTCCTGCCGGCATATGTTCATCGATGGTGCCCTGCAAGTCCCAAAAAGAATAGGTCAGGTTGTAGGTCAGATCCGTGTCCAGCGCATCGACTTTGACGGCCACCGTCTCCCCGATATAGCCGTCCGGGCAGAACACCGAAGGGATACGGGGAATGTGGGTCAGCTCCCAGGTGCCTTTCAGCTCCATAGCCGCAGGGCCGTTGCTGTTATAGCTTTTCACATTGGGAATGGACACCGAATAGGGCATATCCAGCCTGCCGTCCGGGTCGTGCTTCACCGTCAGCCGGCCGGAGGCAATGGTTTGGACAGTATTGAAGCTGTACAGATCAAAGTTAAAATCCACAATGGGAATTTCCTGCCCCGCAATAAAAATGCTCCAGCTGTAGCCCGCATCCCGGAATCGCTTGGCATCCCCGCTGCTGATGGTAAATTTGTAGGACACCGAGGAGGTGTTGGTCTTACGGTCCACCGCCTGCTCCGACAGAGTCAGGTGGATCATATAGCCGTTGGCCCAGGAATAGGGATGGTAATCACCGGTGGATACGGTTTTTGTCTGTAACGCCATTTTAACCTCCTATCCAAAAGCAGCCTACTCGGTTGCTTTTGTACTTTTCAAATCTGCATTTTTCCGCAACGGACAAATAGGTGGATGCGTGCAGGTCTGCTGCATTCACCCCCCGGCTGTCGGCAACCAAAACCTCACTCCCGTTTTTATAGACGGTCACACCGTCTTCGGTGATTTGGGTTTTGATCTCTTTGCCGCTTTTTTGGACAGTAATGCCGGTTTCGTTGAAGGTATAGCCGGCGGTGGTGCTGAGCTTGGACACACCGTCGTCATACACGCTTTTCACTTGCAGGGACAGCCCCTCTGCGGTTTGCTCAACGGCAGACAGCCTGTCCACGGTGGTATTGGCACCGGTTTGCTGCCCGAACACCTTGGTTTGCAGGCCGTCTACTGTCAGCTGCAGCGCTGCCAGTTTGCCGCTGCTGTCCCGGTTCTCTGCTTTGATGCCGTCCAGACCCATTTCCAGCTCCAACACCTTGCCCTGCAGCTGACCGATACCATAGCTGTTATCGGCGGTATTCCGCCGGGGGCTGCCGGTACACTCCAGAGTATCCTGCTGCCCCTGTTGGGTCTTTTTCATCACATAGGCAGTAATTTCCCGGCCGTTTCTGTCGGTAACCGACACAATATCTCCCGGCCGTATCTTCGCCTCTGCCGGCACGGTGACAGCGCAGGGCGTATACCGCACCTGCGCCAGAATACCGTGAAGGTTTTTGGCAGCATCCTGCAGTGCCTGCTGAGAATCGGAGATCAAGAAGGGGTTGCCGGTGATGGAATAGGTATTGCTGCCATTGCCGTAAGCCGTGCCGAAATCCCGGGTGTCCCTGCGGATCAGCACCCGATCCACAGGTGCTGTCACATAATCTGCGCTGGAAAGGGTATCCAGAAAGCTGTAGCAATCCCCTCCGGGCGTAACAGAAATCTCTCCGGGGGTATACCAATCCCAACAGGCTTCTCCGGTGGAGGTGACCCGGCAAAAACGCCCCACAGCCTCCCCCACCCACTGCATCAGCTGTTTACCGGTGACCTTCGCCGCAGAAAACCGATTCACCGGCCACAGCCCGTTGGGCAATTCCGTGGGCAGATACGGCAAATCGCAGGCATCGCAGATCTTTTGGGTGAAGCTTTCCAGTTCAAAGGGCCAGCCCTCGATGCCCTCCAGCCAATCGGTCAAATCCCTGTCCAGCCTGCTCAGCCGGTCATAGGCGGTGATGCAATAGCGGTTGGGGCTGGGACGCTGGGTCTTTTTCACGGTGAACAGCCCCACCTGCTCCCGATTGCCGCCGTCATCCACCTTATAAAGGGTCAGCTCCGTGTCGATGGGGATATGCAGCCCCCCGTTCGGGGTGAGGAGCTCCGCTTCCAGCACCCCGGCACACACCGAGCCCAGCTTCAGCTCGCTGCCCTCATTGACCTTCTGGGTGAGCTTGACCCTGCAAATGGCATCGTGCCCTTGGACGCCGGAGAATATTTCCGAGCCGTCCGGCAGTACAATAAGATTTTTCAGCATTCCGCCGCCTCCTTAACAGGTGGTGATCCGGAACTTGCAATCCCGGAACTGCCCTTCAGAATGCCACAGGACACTGCATTTGCTGCGGTAAGCAGTAACCGACTGCCGGGATTCGTACCCAAAGGAAAAGGTATTCTTTCCGGCAAAAAGGTCTTCCAAATAGCCGTAGGTCTCCCCATCCAGCCGGGAAAAGGAAAAGTCCCAGCTTTTTACCCCCTGCCGCAGAGGAAATCTGTGGAGCACACCGCTTTCATCCAGCCCGGAGTCCGCAGATACCACATCCTCGATACACAGGGACACTTCACCGAAAGGCATAGGACTGCCGTCAATGGTAAACAATTCCGTTGTCAGCATACTGCGCCTCCCTTACTGCTTCACGCCCCGGTAAATATCCAGATAGACGGATGCCGCCTCGTACATCTCCCGCCGGAGGGTATTCTTTCCGCTGCCGGTTTTGCCGGTCAGCTCTTCCTTGCGTCGATTCCACAGGGTCTCCGCCATCACGCAAACAGCCATTTTTTCCGCTGCCGAACCGGAAGATGCCACCTGATAGTTGTTTTTGAAGCAGTTCAGCCACTGCCGGGCCTGGGCCGCCACACCGGAAAATGCCTTTTCCGGAATGGCGCTGCCCAGGTAATCATTCACATAGAACTCATAATCCACCATAGGCAGCGCCTCCCCTATCAGTTCGCGATGGCGATATCCTTGAGGACAGCGGCCTTCAGGGTGTTTTTCAGAACCACGCCTGCCACCAGCTCCACCTCACCGGTCTTCACAGCGCCGGGGGTGTTCAGATCGGGCAGATAGGCCTGGATCACACCGTCACCCATAGGAGAAATGCCGTGGAAGCCGTCCAGACCCAGGGATACTGCATAGACAGCAGTCTTGCCGCCTTCAGTGGCCACCACATCGGAGATGGTGCTGCCGTCAAAGTACTGGCCCATATCCACCATAGGCACACCGGCGTAGGTCTCCACAGTACGGCCGAAGTCGTCCTGGGTGCGCTCGTAGTAGCCGGCACGGCGGGCGATGGAGCGGAGCTTGACCAGCATAGAACGGTTCATCAGCAGCATAGAGGGGGTGCCGTCCAGAATGCTGATGAAGCTGTCCATCTCGTCCAAAAATGCGTTGTAGTTTTCGTCCAGCTCGTCGGAGGTCTTCAGGCTCACTCGGCTTACCAGCTCGTTGGCAGTACCGGACAGCAGCTTCTTCAGGCCGTCAAAGGTGCCGCCCTCGCTGGTGCCGTTGATCACCAGATTGTGGAAATAATTGGCGGTTGCCTTGATCTTCTGCTCTGCCTGGAATGCCATCTCATTGGCTGCGCCGGCGGTGTTCTGGATCACACGGTCCATCTGGAATGCGCCACCCATAATGATGGCATTGGCGGTCTTCTTTTCCTTCTTGGCCTCGCCGGGGGTGTACTCACCGCCCACGGTACGCACCGCTGCGGTGGAGGGGGACTTCAGCTGAATGTAGCCGTAAGTCAGGGTGCTGCCGCCGGTGCCGGGAGAGATGACATTATCAAACACCATCTGATCCAGGAGCAGCGAGCTGCGGCGGAACATATCCACGATCTGCTGATCTACCTTATCCGCCATACCGATTTTTGCTTCTGCTAATGTAATTGCCATATTTTTTTACTTCCTTTCAAATTTTTCAAGTAGTGCGCCTGCCAGGGTGGCAGGACCTTTGTGTTCTTGCGGCATTGCCGCGCCTGTGCCCCTTGCGTAAGGGGGCGGGGTCTCCGTCCGGAACAGGTAGCTGCATTCCTGCTTCAAGGACTGCAGCGCCTCCTCCAGGGCGGTCTGCTGGTTTTCGCTGGCTTTCAGGGCATCCACATCCAAAAGAGCGGTGATGGCCTTGGCGTTGCGGCCCTTTGCCGCAAGGATCGCCTTTTCCAAATTGTGACTAAAGACCACATCCTGCATCTGCTGTCGGTGGTCAGCTACCGCCTGGTTATACTTCTCCTCCCAAGCGCCTGCCGCATTCTCAGCATCTGCGAAGCGGGCCTTTACGGTCTCAATATCCCGTCCGTTCTCCGCCATAATGGCATCGATGACCTCTTTGGTAAGGGGTACATCCCCCACCTGTAAACCTTGCAAAAATTCCCGTTTCATACTTACTCCTTTCCTATGCTTTTTACGGGGTCGCTTCCCGATCGTTTCGGCCTTTTTACGCCGGCCAGGGCATATAAAAAAGCAGTCTTTCGACTGCTTTCTCACAAAGATTAAATTGTTATTTGGTGATACAAGGATTCACGCAAACCTGCGATGATTATCGCTCTTCAGCTTGTGCCAAAATCTGTTCGTTCCGTTTCGCATCCATACCATTTGGTAACAACTGCAAATCTTCTTCTTTTATGTCAATTTCCGCAATATCGTTCTGCTCACCATACCGAGGAAAATTGACCAACCAATGACCGTCAACGCATCTGTCGTCGCAGATCCAACCTTGCATACCTTTGTGTACGCCGTGTTTTGCATATTTTTCCTTCTCAACCAAAACTTCTACACAATCCATTTCTTTCATATCACTTGCCTCCATATGGTGTGTTTAAACTGATTTCTCCGCCCGGTTTTACCATCCATCCGGTAACAAAGGTAACTTCACCGATTCCATTCTTTTGGGGAATTGTAACACGAATGCTGATTCGCTGACCTCTCATATTCAACACACCTAATTCATAGTTTCCCAAGAGATACTGCTGTTTTCCTTGTCTTTCAATCTCTTTCTGTAGCCACTCTGAATCCGAAATGGTATATCCCCAACGCGCAAACATTTTTTCCTTGCCGTGTTTGTAGAAATTCTCAGGATCAAATAAATATGGATTGAACTTTTTATAATCACTTTTCGCAACCGCTTTACTCTTCACTTGCGATGCAGAAATTATGACCGCATAACAATGACACTTTTCGTGCAATGGTGCAATTGGTTCCTTCCCCCAAACAAACCAGCATTTATCTAAAGATAAACAGGAGCCACAATGAAACAAACCTGCCATCTCGTGTCTCCATTCCACCCATCGTTGTTGAGAAATTTGCACAGACTCTTTAATGGCTTCATAAAATTCTTGACTCAAGTTGAGGCACCTCGCCTTTCATACAAGAACTTTCATTCTGTTTCAATTATACACACCCCCACACATATTTGTCAAACACCCTCTTGCTGGGGCATCAGCTTTTCACGGATTGCCTTTTCGTCGGTCATACCGAACCGCCAGGCCAGAGCCACCTCCGGCTTCAAAATGCCCTTGGACACCATCTCCATATAATCCGCCCAGATCTTTTCCTGATCGTAGAGGGTGCCGTTGCCCCAGTCGAAGCGGAGCTCTCCCACTTCCCGGTCCGGCAGATCGTACAGCTCCGCCAGCAGGCCGCACAGGGCCATCACCTTCTCCACAGCACCCTGCCAGATACGCTGAAAATCCAGCACCGTCAGAGAAAAATCCGTGGCGCTTGCGGTGATCTCCGTAGCGGTCCGGTCCTCGATATTGGAATCGGACAGCATACCCCGACGCAGACCCAGCAGGCTCTCCACATTCCGCAGATATTCCTGCTTCCGGGCCAGGAAGGATTCCTCCCGCAGTTTGGGGGAAAACACGGTAATGCCCACCCGTTCCGGGTCGTCGTCCAGACCCACAAACAGGTGCTCCTGCAAGCCCAATTCTCCGTCCAGCAGATCCCGGGAGGCAAACACCCGGCTCTCGCCCCGGCTGAATTCCCCGTTCATCTGCGCCTCGTTGCGGTCAATGTTGCGGATCAGCCCCTCCGCAGGGGCATACACCGCCACACCGTCACAAGAGCCGTCCACGCAGTTGAGCATGGGCAGCTGCATCGTCACCAGTCCCACAGAGCCCACAGGCTTTTCGAACCGGTAGCTTTCTGCCAGACCCGCGTAGGCCGAAACATTCTTCAGGGGCACTTCTGTGCCCAGATTCCGGCTGTCCTGACTGCGGTACAGCTTATTGGAAATGGTAAGATATCCTTCCCCATCCACGGTTCTGCGTTCCAGCAGGGTATAGTAGGCATTGCCCTGCACACACTTCTCCACAAAGCCCATATCCGTAGGTCTGCCTGCCGAATCTCTGCCGAAAATCAGCACGCTGTTCCGGGGGATCAGGGTAAAGGAAAACCCCGTCCTATGGGGACAGGGCTTGATATAGCAGGTGCCGCCTATCAGCGCCAGCTGCATTGCCAACTGTTTTTTCTCCTCCAGCTCCTTGAGAATGCGTTGCCCAAGAGGCTTGTCGGCTGTTGCCTTATATTCGCCGAACACGGACTTGACCACCTTGTTCACCACCGTGTAGGGAATCCGCTGACAGGGGTCAGCTTCCTCCGAAGCGGTGCTTTCATAGTACATTTCGAACCACCGTTCTATGGCCTTGCGCATAGCTGAGCTTGTCTTGTCCGCTGCGCCAAAGGCCTGCTCATAACTGTAAATACTCATTTTTCACCTCCCCGGCTGCGTCCAACCGCCCGCAGACCTATTCTAAGGCCCTGGGCGTAGGCTTCCAGCCGGCTGATTTCCTGCTTGATAGCCCGGTTTTCCTGCCTGAGCTGCCTGTTTTCCCGCAGCACGGTCTCCTTGGCCCACATAGGCAGGAATTTATTCACCAGCCAATTCTTCATAACATTTTCCTTCCTTTTTTCTTCGTTCCCGCTGCAAAACCGTGGCACAGAAATAGCGGATATCGTCCATTGCGTGGTCGTTTTCCTTCCGCACCCGGTCTGTTTGGCCATTTTCCTCCCAGCGGTAAAGGGAAAATTCCCGGATGGCATCCTTGCAGGCAGGTGCAATCTGCAAGCACCCCTCCCGGAGCATTTCGGCAACCAGGCGGATGCCGCCCAGCACATCGTTTCTTGCCTTTCGGACGGAAAACCGCCCGTGGGCCCGTACGGTGGCGATGAAGGATGCCGCCGAGGGGTCCACCACCACACACTCCACCGGCAGATCTCCGGCAAGACGCGCCAGCTCCCGGTAGTACTCCTCGTCGGTAAACATCCGTCTGCTGTCCCGTCCGCTGTGATAAAACTCCTTTATCCGCACCGCCCGTCCCCCGGACACGCACCAAAGACCGGCAGAAAAGGGATTTCGGGTGCCGTAGTCCACGGAGATGTAGTAGCGGCCACTTTGCGGGATATCCTTTGTAATATGCTTTTCCGGCAGAAAATCATACACCAGACCCTCCGCCATACACCACTGTCCCAAAATATACCGCTGATAGAACACCCCGGTGTACATCGCCTCATAGCGCTGCCGGATGGATTGGTCCAAGCCCGGATTGTCCGCCATTGTAAAATGCAGATGGAGCAGATTCTTCTGCCCGGCCTTTTGAATCCATTCCTTATGCAACCAATGCTCCGGTCCCTCCGGGTTGCAGTTGAACCACAGCTTGGAGCCCTTCACCGAGCACCGGGCGCAGGCCTGCTCCACAAAGGAACGGGGCATCAGCGCCGCCTCATCCAGCAGCACCCCTGCCAGGGTAATGCCCTGGATCAGCTTGTAGGAACTTTCATCCTCACCGCCGAACAGGAAATAGGTGTTTGTCCTGCCTGCCTGATCGGTAACGGTCAGCTTGTTGTCGCTGCGGCTCTCCCGGATCTGCACCACATCCCCCAGCCATTTGGGCAGGTGGATCACAATGTTCCGCCGCAAAGCACCGATGGTCTTGCCGCACAGGGCAAAGCAGCAGCCATTGTAGCTTGCCATTGACCAGAGGAAAAAACCCGTGACCATACTCAGGGTCTTTCCCGAGCGGATCGCCCCGTCACAGACGATGCCGTCCCGGTCCTGCAGGTTCGGACGGTTCCACCAGGTCATTGCCAACAGCTGACGCTTACTGAAGCTCTGATACATCAT